AGTTGAAAATTATGGTTCAGAGAAACAAGAAACGGTTGGTGGTAAGGTTACTGAGAACTATAATGGCTCAAAGGTGGAAAAGGTGGGTGGAAGTGTGGAAGAAACATATGGTGGTGGTCAAACAACCAATGGTGGACCAAGTGTTAAGGTGACTGCCGGTAGAATTGATCTGAACTAATGCATAATTTTGAAATATTACTGAATGGTGAATTGAAGACATACCATAAGTATGATGAAATACCAGAGTCTTTTGATAATGTGATATCTTTTCGCCCACACATGCCGCCACCACCTCATACCGAGGAAGAACATGAAGAGATTCATGGATGGGAAGAAAAATTTAAACAGTTACTCAGTAGGGAGACAAAATAATGGCATTGACAATCGCACATCCCTGGACTGCATCTGCACCCACGATTCTACCTGCCATTCAGAGGCCGAATTATGATTTCAGTGATACGATAAATGTCACGGCAGATCCAGCCGCATTCCCAAAAGATTTGATCTCCAGTATCACCGTGACCCGAGCAATTGCAGGACAGACCTTGGATGATGATGGTAATACTACAAGTGAGCAGAGGGTTATTCTTCTACCCACCGTTACAATCACCTATGGAACATCACACACCGATAGTACGAATACCGGATATGAAGATGCAACGATCACATTCTCGGGAAAATACGGTGATCCATTCCTTGATACATTCAAACTTGTAGATGTCGGGAAAGGTTTCTTTGAACGAAGAGGTGGTAATACTGGTCTTAGTTCTCTGGATAAGTATAATAATGAATTATACGAAAGATTCAGAGGACAGTCTACATTCCAAGAAAATGCACATATTGTTCGTGGATTCGATCAACTGCCAGATGTCGACAAAGAAGATTTGTTCTCCCTTGAGCAGGATATGACAAGCAAGATTGTCGTGACACATACCGTGACGATTAATTATGATAAGTGGACTGCCACAAATACAATTTCTACCACACCTGCTGAGATAAATCAGACCGAGATAATCACAATCACTCACGATATCAATAATAATTTTGGTGCAATAAGTACATTGCTCAGACAAAGACATAAACAATCATAATGCCAGCAGTCACACGAATAGGAGATGCAGATGTCACTCATTGCTCTACTCCAGTAAGGGCACAGGGTTCAGGTAATGTGTTCGTCAATGGTATTGCAGTATCTAGGCAAGGAGATCTTAATACAGTTCACCTACTACCTGGTTCTCCTTGTCCCTCTCATGCAGCACCTATCACGACGGGTTCGGGTAGAGTATTCGTGAACGGTAAGGGTTGTGGTTACGTGGGTGCTGGGGTTTCAGGATGTACCGCCGTGGCGCAGGGTTCAAGTAATGTCTTTTGTGGTGTGTAATATCTGAATTCTGCTAATCTGTATAAATAGTATTCATGTCCAATAGGATTTCAAATTACAACGGTAAAATAAATCAATCGGGATACAGACCCTCAATCACTGTTCCTGAATTATATGCCGATCTAAATCTTGGTTTTCGACTTCTGGAGGGCACAAAAGATATTCGTCCCGTCACGGACATTGAGGCAATCAAGAATTCTATTCGGCACCTTATTCTCACCGGACGTGGTGAGAGACCCTTTCATCCAGAACTTGGTTCTGGTGTTACAGATCTTCTCTTTGAGAATGTCGATGGTTTTACTGCAGCCGTACTACGAGATGAAATCATCGATGTGGTTCGACTGCATGAGAAAAGAGTCGATAATGTAGATGCAGAAATTTATGATGATGCAGATCGTAATGCATTCTATGTTACGATTCGATTTAGTATTAGACAAACAGATATTCCAACAGAGGTGTCTTTCTACCTTGACCGCATACGCTAATGAAACAATTAAATGTAACTGAACTTGATTTCGATCAAATCGCAACGAATCTAAAGGCCTATTTCAAGAGGGCAGATTCTCCATTTAAGGATTGGGATTTTAATGGTTCTGGTCTCAGCCTCCTGATCGATGTTCTTGCCTATAATACACATTACAATGCAATGCTTGCACACATTGCAGTCAATGAAAGTTTCCTTGGTTCTGCACAATTGAGAAAAAATGTTGTCGCCCGTGCAAAGACTCTTGGGTACCTGCCATATAGTAATTCTGCTGCATCATCTATCATATGGCTTGCTGATGCTGGTGATATCTCTTCTCTCACGGAAGTTCCAAGTGGTACAAATTTCACCGCCACAATTGGTGGTGTATCATATAATTACACAACCTTTGGTGCCACGACCAGAGATTTTAGTGTCGTGGCAAATCGATATCTGACGATCTATCAAGGTTCTCGCAAGACGGTTCAATTTCAATTTGATGACAAGGTCCCGAATCCAAGATTTGAACTCCCAGATGCAAATATTGATATCAAGGCAAATCTGATGACTGTCTCAACGAAGGCCGTGGGTTCTTCTTCCGTGACATCGTATACAAGATTCACTGAATTGGCAGACATTGATTCTACCACACCTGTTTACTTTATCTCTGAAAATCCAAATGGTCTATACCAGATCGAATTTGGTGATGGTACTCTGGGTTCTGCACCCACGAATCGTGATATCATCACCGTGACCTATCTGGTTACTGATGGTAAAGATGGTAATGGTGCGGCATCTTTTGATTTGTCATCTACTCTCACAGATGCATCTGGTAATTCACTGGATATCTCTGTGCAGAATGACGCAGATACTGATCTCACAGATCAGCAGAGAGCAGATCGTGAAGATCCAATAGGGGTTCGTGGTATTCCTACGATCTCCACGGGTGGCACAAATCGTGAGACCATCGAGCAGATTCGATTTAATGCACCACTGAATTATCAGGCACAAGATCGTGCTGTTACGGCAAATGATTATAAGGCTCTCGTTCTTGCCAACAGTGGTGCAAAATATGTTTCTGTCTGGGGAGGAGAAGATGAAGCCCAGTACGATCCTGAAATTCACAAGGGTAATGTATACATCTGTGCAAAGACCGAAGATACTCCAGGTTATCTAAGTGAATCAGATAAAGAAGCCCTAAGAGACGTACTGGATAGTAAAGGTGTGTTGACAATTCAACATGAATTTGTGAATCACCTGACGATCAATCTTTACTATGATATCTTCGTGAAGTATGATCCAAATCTGACATCAGCTTCCACGAATTCATTGGAAAGTGATATTCGTACGACGATTCAGAATTTTGCAGATGCCAATCTACAAGATTTCTTCTCGGTCCTTCGTCATTCAAAATTCCTCAAGACGATTGATGATTCAAATCAGGCATTCATGCATACTGTTGCTCGACTCAAGGGTTATTTCACATACGATTATGATGTGAATGATCTGCAAGATTATAATATTCAATTGTCTGGTCTGGTAGGAGATCTTGATCTTGCTTCAAATCAGCCTATCCGAAATCTCATAAGAATAGCGGCATCTCGGGGTAATACCAATGTAACATCACTCAATCAGGCACCTAATTACCAAAGGGTTCATGTGATAGATCTTGGTATGCCGCTTGATAGAAATTTTGATGTAAAATCTAGTACCACATTTTCAATTGCAACATTGGGTCCGAACGCTGACGGTGAAGATGGTTGGAGAAAAAATTGTTTTATCCGTTCAGCAAGAAATGGTGAGATCAGTGGGGCTTTTGATGGTACTAGATACCGTCAGTTATATGTTGTAACTAGTGATGATGATGTAATAACAGCAGATCTGGGTTCTATAGACTTACAAGAGCATAAAATTGCAGTAGATGAACCCTTTCCTGTTCGACCAGTTGGTATTGTGGATTATGATACTGGTATTGTGATTCTTTATGATCGTTCAGATAGTAATGGTGCAATCGCTAAGAATTATGGTAAAACCGAATTGACTGCAATTGATGGAAATGGTGATGAACAGACCTCAGATTACCCAACAGAACCACTTGAATTCAGATTTAAACCAGCCTCAGATAATGTGGTTGCCCGTCGCAGATCGATTATAGATATCGATGTCACGAAATCAACAGTTACAGTAGAAAAAGATGCGATCAAATACCTAGGTTCGGTCGGAGCTTCGAGTTTTGATACAGTAGAAAGAGTAGATCCAGATTTTGACCTATGAGTGAATCAGTAGCCAAGGCAAGAAAAGGTGGGTATGAGGCAACAAATGTCAATTCCCTGATCCCGAGATATGTTATCTCACCGGAATTGAGAGATAGCGCTCAGGGATTGATTAAATTCCTTGAGGAATATTATTCTTACCTCCACGAAGAGGGTAATGCCCTGTATGAACTTGATCGTCTGGAGAAGCAATTTGATGTCGACGAGACAGATGACAAATATCTTACTGCGATTCAGAATGAAATTGCCTCGATCATCCCAGAAGTGCCTGGAATCGAAAAGAAGGTTCTGTACAAGAGAATCGTTCAGTTCTATAGAGCCAAAGGAACCAAGGATGCCGTTGCAACATTCTTTCGTATCTTCTTTCCCGATAATAGTGCACCGGATTATCCGCTACTGAAATATCGATACGATCTTGGTGGCAATATTATTCCCCATGAGTATGAAATTATTCATGGTGAGACATTACCTCGGGAATGGAGAGCATTGTACAAGGCGCTTTCTCACCCAGCGGGTATGAAGATGATTGCGATCCTTGAACTTCTGTGCCAGAATTCTACACATGCCATTGAAAGAGGCATTGATGATCTGGATTCTGAGTATGATGGTGATCTTTCTGATCCTGATTCTCCAAATTTTATTCGGTATGATTCTCATGTCGCAATCGTCCAGTTCATACAAAAATATTTGGCCATTGCAAAATATCCTGGTAGAAGTTGGGTGAATACCTTTGATGGTTCTACACCACAGATTCACCTGAATCCAGAAGATAAAGATCTACAGATTCATCTTCCCCTGACGGAAGAATACCATGATGCCATTGGTACCTTTGATATCCGTAATATGGAGTATGATTCAGATGAATACTTCAATGATGACTGGAATCGTATCATTGGTCTTGGTCCATATCTTGATACTGCAATTCGTATGCAGGATCAATCGGGAAATGAACTGCATGGTATTCTACGGGAACCAAGGAACTCAGCGGGTGATGTTGCCTCTGATGACGCACCCCTGAGTTTTGAAACAGATGGTACCTTTGTCTTCAATGGTACGAATAGTGGAGGAGAATATATTTTGCTCCCACTTGGTCTGGATGATTCTGATCTCAGTGATGGTAATTTCTATACATATGCCGATGATGTTCTGGATGCGGCATATGCAGTATATGGCAGTAAGACAATCTTTAAGGATACAGATGATTGGTCAATTGCATTCTGGTACAAGGGTGTAGAAGCCACGGCAGATGCACCGGATCATAATCCACCATCGGTGCCGGATTCAGATCGAACAGATTTCTCACCACTTGTGTCTGCAACAATGTATAGTGAGGCAGGGGCACCCACGAATGGTTATTGGTTTGGTTCTTTTGGTGAGGCTAGTTCCATGATCGGTATCAATG